TTCTCCGTCCTGGGCATCCAGATGCGCGGCTACCACGACTTCGGCGTCGCGCTGCAAGACCCGCGCGGCGGCGTGAAATCCAAGGGCGAAGCGTAAGGCTGAGGCCCAGCACCCCAGAACCGGAGAACTCCCATGCCCGTGACGTTCGTGCAGGACGGCAACGCCGTGGACTACGTACCCGCCGCCGACGTGCCCACCGGAGCGGTGGTCGTGCAAGGCGATCTTGTAGGCGTGGTCCCCCGCCCCATCCCGGCCGGAGCGCTCGGCGCGATCCAGGTATCCGGGGTCTTCGATTTTCCCAAGGCTGCCGGCGGCGGGACGGCCTTGGCCGCCGGAGCACGGGTTTATTGGGACGTGGCCGAGCAGGCGGCCAAGTCCGACAGCGAAGCCGGGGCCAACAAGCTGATTGGGAAGACCGTCAAGGCGGCAACCGACGCGGACCCAACCGTCCGGGTTCGGCTCGAACAGTAGGCCGGCATGCGCGATCTGCTCGCGGAAGGCTCGGCCTGGCTGGAGCGGCAGCGCACCAAGCATCTGTCGAGGGCCGTGACGTACCGCCGTGGCGGCGAATCGGTCGAAGTGCGTGCAACGGTCGGCAAGACGGTCTTCCAGGTGGACAAGGGTTACGGGCTCCAGGAACGCTACGAGACGCGGGACTACCTGATCCTGGCGGCGGACTTGGCCTTAAGCGGCGTGGCGATCCTGCCCAAACCGGGCGACCGCGTGCTGGAGACGGATGCGGGGAAGCGCTTCGTCTACGAGGTCATGGCGGTGGGTAGCGAACCGTGCTGGCGCTACTCCGATCCGTACCGCCGGACGCTGCGCATGCACACGAAGTTGGTCGCGACGGAGGTTCTTCCGTGATCGAGTCGGCGGCGAAGGTGAGCATGGGCGCGCTCCTGTTGGCCTCGGTGCCCTTGGGCGGCGACTCGGGGCTTTGGGCGCAGTGGGGACTGGCGGGCTTAGTCGTCGGCTACACCCTCTGGCGCGATCATGCGCGCGAACGGCGCATGTCCTTCGCCCTGGAGAAGCACCAAACCTGGGTGCAGCAGACGCTCTTGAACGCCCTGGAACGAAACACCGTGGCCCTGGAGCGGCTCACGAACGCGCGCGCGGTTCCCCATGACGCCGGCGAGCGGCGATGAACGCCGAACTCCTGCGCGTGGCCGATGCGGTCGTGGACGCTCTGAACGCGGCGGCCTTGGACCCGGAAGTCCAAGCCCAGCGTCTGTATCAGCCGCAGTTCGAGTTGCCGGAGCTGAAGGTCCTGCGCGTGAGTGTGGTCCCCAAGGACCAGACCACGCAAACGCTGACGCGCGGGATAACACGGCGCATTCTTCGGGTGGACGTAGGTGTGCAGAAGAAGTTCGAACGCGGCGACGCGCCAGAGTTGGACCCGTTGGTCACGCTGGTCGAACGGATCACGGCGCTCTTTCACCGGCGCAGGTTGCCGGGCCTGAGCGAAGCAATCTGCATTGTGGCGAAGCCCGATCCCGTGTACGCGCCGGAGCACATGGATCAGTTCCGGCAGTTCACGAGCGTACTGACGCTCACGTTCCAGATGCTGGAGTAGCTCCGTGAACAACGCCGTCGTGCGCAAGCTCGTGCTCACCTCGCAGTACCAGCCGCTCAGTCCGAACTCCGGCGAGGTGCTCAGCGTGACGGTCCGGCTGCCCAGCAGCAATAAGAAAGAGGCACTCTTCCTGAGCGACGACGGCTCCGAAGTTCCGTGGGACCCCGGCTCGCAGTTCGAACTCAAGCGCGTGAATCTCGCGCAGCTCATGGTCAAAGGCCGCGCCGGAGACTTGGTGGTCCTGGCCGGCGGATCGTGGTGACCCAGTGGCCTCGGTCCGGGTCAAGGCGCGCTTGGATAGGCCCAAGGTCACACGCAAGGCCAAGGCGGCGAGCATCCAAAGCTTAGGGCGCGCCGGAGCGTATCTGAGAGGCATCGCACGGCGGAGCATCAAGGTCAGTCCTGTTGCCTCGGAGCCGGGCAAGCCGCCGCGCTCGCGGCAAGGCCGCTTAAAGCATGCCATCGTCTTCGCGGTGGAGAAGGACAAGACCTGCGTCGTCATCGGCCCGGCCGCCTCGGACGTAGGGAAGATCGGGCGGACACATGAGTTCGGCGGGACGGAAGGCCCCAAGAAGCGCAAAAGGCGCAAGGCGAACTTCAAGCTCGAAGTCGGCGGGCACGGCCCGATCCGAGTCGAAGGCGGCAAGCCCGTGGTCGTGCGCCTGAAGACCGACAGGCAGGTCGCCAAGGCCAAACAAGTCACGGACGGCCTGCCGCCTTCGCAGGGTGGGACATCCGGCGGCAAGCCGCGCAAGTACCCGCCGCGCCCGTTCATGGGACCGGCGCTGAACATCGGGAAGGCGCGCTTGCCCCGGCTTTGGGCCAACAGCGTCAAGGGAGACTGACCCCATGGGCATTCGGCTGGGGATGGAAGCGAAGCTCTACTTCAAGGTCGGCGGCGTCGGCGCGGGCGCGTGGGTGGAGATGCCCAACGTCAAGGACGTGACGCTCAACCTGGAAACGGGCGAGGCCGATGTCACCACGCGCGGCAACGCCGGGTGGAAGGCGTCCGTCGCGACGCTCAAAGATGCCAGTCTTGAAATGGAAATGATTTGGGATACCGCCGACGCGGGCTTCACGGCGATTAAGAACGCCTACTTCAACAACGAGAAGATCGGCTTCGCGGTGATGGACGGCGATATCGCCCAGGCCGGTTCGCAGGGCCTGCAAGCCGATTTCTCGATCTTGAGCTTCTCGCGCAAGGAAGCGCTCGAAGAGGCCATCACCGTCTCGGTCACCGCCAAGCCAACGTACTCGGCTACGGCTCCGCAGTGGGTCACGGTCTAAAGGAACTCGCCATGCGCACTTTCAAAGACAACGCCGGCCGGACCTGGACGGTGAGTGTGGACGTGGACGCCATCCGGCGCGTGCGAACCGCGTTACAGGTCAACCTCGCCAGCGCCGACCTGGCCCAAGTGCTGGAGCGGCTGCTCTCCGATCCGGTCCTGCTTTGCGATGTGCTGTTCGTCGTGTGCAAGCCCGAAGCCGAAAAGCTAGGCGTGAGCGACGTGGACTTTGGCCGGGCGATGGCCGGAGATGCGATCGAAGCCGGAACCTTGGCACTGCTGGAGGAACTCGCAAATTTTACCCCGAACCCGCGCGACCGCGCGCGGGTCAAGCGCCTGCTCCAGGCCATGCAACAGTTGGCCGAACGCACGCGAGACGCGGCCGAGACGAGGCTGGAGCGGGAGATCGAGAACGCCCTGAGCGCGACGACGGCGACCTCTGGCCCCTCGTCTGGAAGCTCGCCGGCGTCCTCGGCGTCAACCCCGGTCCCCTGACGCTACGGGAACTCGTCTGGATGTCGGAGGGCCGTGGCCGTGCGGCTTGGGCGCATACCTCGGCCCTCTTGGCGCTTCTGGCCAACGCGCACCGCGATCCGAAAAAGCACTCCGCGTTCGCGCCTGGGGACTTCAACCCCTACGCCGCGCAAGAGCGCTGCAAACCCTTCACGAAGACGCGGGATCTGTCGGTCCTCAAAGCGGTCTTCGTGGATCACCCCCAAGGAGGAAGCAAGCCATGACCGAGCAGGAAGTCGGGATTCAGGAAACGAAGGAACTCTTGGCCGGTCTGAAAACCCTGGCCGTCAAAGGGTATCTCGCCAAGCGCATCGGCGGCGACGTGCAGGCGATCTTGACGCGCCTCGTGACGCTCATGATGGCCGACCCCAAAGCCGCGCAGACCGTCGTCAACGCCTTCGACAACGTGCCGAAGGTGCTCGCCGAGGTCCAAGACCTCACGCTCCTGGAAGGGTTCCAGGTCATCGCCGAGGCCGGGAAGCTCGCGGCCGAAGGCGCGACCGAAATCCAGGCGTCTTGAACGGCAAGGCAAACCGCAGAGACGCGGAGCACGCAGAGAAGACCTAAACCCTTGTTGGGTGAAGTGGCCTGCTCTGCGTGCTCTCGCGGTTCCAGGAGGTCGTTCGATGGCTTGGTTGGGAATCGTCGTGGACGTGGTGCTGCGGGTCTTGAAGTCCCTCTTCGGGATGGACCGGCCCGCTCAAACTGAGGTGATGCATGCGAAGCCTGAAAGCCCGCTCCCTGTTGCTCCTGGCGGCGATGACGCTCTGCTGGATGAGTTGGGGGTGCGGCGAAGTGACGCTGGGGCCGCGCACCAAGACGGAGTACGTGATCCTGCACGCGGGCCGTCCGATGGACGTGCTCGAGAACCGCAAGGTTAAGGGCCGCGCCAAGGACGGCTCCGGCGAGGCCGTGGAACAGGATATCGGCGGCTGGGTGGCGATGCCCTCCGATCATTGGGACGCCGTCAAGCGCGCGCTGGAACAAGGAAAGAAGTAGCCCATGGCTTCGGCGCAAGGCATCCGCGCGGGCGCGGCCTTCATCGAACTGTCGGTCAACGACAGCAAACTCATCAAGGGTCTGCAACAAGCGCTGACCCGCTTGAAGAGCTTGGGGTCGGGCCTGCAATCCATCGGCTCCGGCATGCAGGCCCTCGGCACTCGGACGTTGGCCGTGGGTGCAGGTATCGTCACGCCACTGGTGGCCGCCGCCAAAAGCTTCGCCGAGATGGGCGACGCCCTGGACAAGATGTCCGCGCGCACGGGCATCAGCGTCGAGGCGCTCTCGGAGTTGGGCCACGCGGCGCAGCTCTCCGGCGCTTCGATGGAGGATGTCGAAGGCGCCATCCGGCGCATGCAGCGCACGCTCGCCGAAGCGCGCTCGGGGTCCAAAACGGCCCTGGAGGCGCTCTCGGCGCTGGGACTCGCCGTCGAAGACCTCCAGGCGCTCTCGCCCGACGTGCAATTCGCGCTCATCGGTGCGCGCTTGAACGCCATCGAAGACCCCGCCGAGCGCGCGGCAGCCGCCATGGAAGTCTTCGGACGCTCCGGGACGAACCTGCTCCCTATGCTGGGAGACCTGAGCCAGCTCCGGGCCGAGGCGCGGCGGCTGGGAGTCGTCATGTCCACCGAGGACGCCCAAGCCGCCGCCGCGCTCAACGATGGCCTGGACCGCTTGTGGGCTACGCTACGAAGTCTGGTCGTCACCGTGGGCTCCGCGCTCGCGCCGCTCTTAGCCCAATGGGCCGGCCGGATGCAGGAACTCGTCGCCAGCGCGCGCAACTGGCTTGCGCAAAACCAGGGTCTCGTGACTTCGATCCTCCAACTCGGCGTGTCACTCCTCGGAATCGGAGCCGCCCTGACGGCCTTGGGCGGAACTCTATCGGCCCTGGGTACGGCGTTCGGGGCCTTCGCGAGCGTAGCCTCGGCGGCGCTGGCGTTCGTCCTGTCGCCCCTGGGCCTCGTGCTCACCGCGATTGCGGGGCTTGGAACGTACTTGGTCTGGGCATCGGGCGTGGGCGGCGAGGCGCTTACTTGGCTGGGCCAACGCTTCGACGAACTGAAGGGCTTCGCGCTGGAGTCTTTTCAGGGGATGCAAGACGCCCTGGCCGCCGGCGACCTGGCCCTGGCGGCCCGCGTATTGTGGCTGAGCCTCCAAGTCGTCTGGCGAGCCGGGATCAACACGCTCATGGGCTGGTGGCTGGACTTCAAGAACTGGTACTTGTCGCAAACCTCCGGCCTCTTCACTGGTGCCGTGGTGCTCGCCACCAACGCCTGGTTCGGCCTCCGGCGCGTCTGGGCCACCACCGTCAACTTCTGGGCGGACCTGTTGGGTAAGTTCGCCTCGTTCTTCGTGCGCACCTGGAACGATCTCGGCGGCTTCGTCGCCAAGCAGTGGACCAAAGCGTTGGCGGTGATCGACCCGACGATCAACGTTGAGGCCGTGAACCGGCGCATTGACCAGGAAACCGAGCAACGCAACCGGGCCGTCTCCAACCGTACCCTGGACGCACGGCTGGATCGCGAGCAAGAGCTTCAGGACTTGGAATCCTCGCGCCAGCGGACACTGGTGGACATCGCCGCCACCGCCGACGCCGAAGACCAGACCCGCCGCGAGCAGTCCGAACACCAGCGCCAAGACGGACAAGACGCTCTCGAAGCCGCTCGCGAGGAATGGCGCTTGGCCGTGGAAGAGGCCAAAGCCAAGCGCGAAGGGGCGCGAAGCGATTCCTCGCCCGAGGCCCCTACCCCACCCGCGCCACCAGAGCCGCCTAACCTGGGCGACTTAAAACAGGAACTGGCCGCCGTCGCCCCCGAAGTCGAAGCACACGTGAAGTTCACCTTCGATGTTTCGGGCGGCTTCTCGGCCGCCGCCGCGGACCGGATCGGCGTGGGCGAGAGCGTCCAGGAGCGAGCCGCCAAGGCCGCCGAAGAGACCGCCAAGCACACCCGCAAGATCGCTCAAAGAATGGACCAGAACGACGGACTCGTCTTTGCGTGAGGTGAAGCGTGGCGACTGTTGAAGAACTCTTTCAGGGACGAACCGAGACCGTCTCGGACCGGCCTTCGGCCGAGATTCCGTTCGTCGTGCGCGAAGCCGCCGACGAGGCGGAAGTCAAAGCCGCCGCGCTGGCAGATACCCCCTTGCTCTATGCCGGGCTGCCCCGCAAGAGTATCGAGATCGCCGAGCGGATTAACGCGGGCACCTGGAAGATCGTCGTCCGCTACGAGAAGGCCGAGCACGCCGAACAGGAGAACCCCGAGCCGGTCTTCTCGTTCGATACCTCCGGCGGCACACAGCACATCACGCAGTCCTTACAGACTCGCGCGCGCTACGGGCCGCAAGCATCCGAGTTGCTCGGCGGAGCCATCGGCTTCGACGGCGAGCAGGTCGCCGGTGTGGACATCGCCGTACCCGTCTATAACTTTGCCGAGACGCGCTATTTTGCGCCCGGCGCGGTGGACAACGCCTTCCTGGGCGTCATCTTCCGCGCCACGGGGTCGGTCAACTTCGATGCGTTCCGAGGGTTCTTAGCCGGCGAAGTGCTCTTCCTGGGCGCTTCCGGCTCGCGGCGCGGGACCGATCCCGACGACCTGTGGGAGATCACCTACAAGTTCGCCGCCTCGCCCAACCGCGAAAACCTCCAGGTCGGGTCCATCGCCGGCATCGCCAAGAAGGGCTGGGATTACCTCTGGGTCCAGTACGCCGCCGACGTGGACGACGGCGTGCAAGCGCTCATCAAGAAGCCCGTCGCCGTCTATGTCGAGCGCGTCTACCCCGAAACCGAGTTCGCGCTTTTGGGTCTGGGATAGCGTCCCGTGGCCGACCCCCTCCAAAAAGTCGCCCCCGGTGCACCCCTGCGCATTCCGGCCACGGCCTACAACGCCTTCGTGGACGCGGCGCTGGATTACCGTAGCCGCGCCCGCTCCGTCGCCAGCGAGCCGCCCTTTAAGGATACGCGCAACGGGATCGTCTACGTCCGCAACGACTCCGGGGAAGACCTGGAACGCTTCGCGGTCCTGGGGCTCGACGATCTGGTCATCACGCCCGCCGATAACTTGCTGGAGTTCAAGAACCGCGTCGTACTCTCCGGCGTCATACCGGAGTTGCGCCACAGGGGGCGCTTCGTCATCCTGGCCGAACCCTTGGGCATCGACCGAACCGGACTGGCTTACGTCCTCGGGATCTGCCCAGCCAGGATCACGATCCCAGATGATGCCCAAGCCGGTCCCGCGCGCGCGCGTTTTGCCGATATCGCCGAAGACGAAACCGCGCACCTTACCGTTCAATCCGGTGGCGCAGCCGAAATCCTCTGGCTGGACGAGGCCGATCCGGAGTTGTCCGAAGGCGAAGACGACACGCGCTGGGCCGTCGTGCGCCTGGGGATCGCGCCTACGGTTTTTCCGATCAAGCTCGAACAGACCGGCGGGGGCAACGGCAGCGCCTCCGGACCGGCCACCTGGACCTATACGCTCCGGGACTTCTACACCGAGGCCATACTGTTCGAAGCCGCGGACCCAACCGCCGAACCGCACCAATGGCGTCGCCCCGCCGTCGGCGGCATGAGCGCCGCGACCTTTGGTCTGGCGCATTACACGCACGACGGACGGCTCGCGCTTGCCTGGGTCAACGAGACGGTCGAACAGGAGGCGTGCTAAGCCATGCCCGGCGCGGCCATCGTTCGATCCTCTGGGAAACGCGGCGTGCGCACGAGCGGCAAAGCCGCCGTGGAACCCTGCCCCACGTGCTGCGGCGGCAGCGGCGCGAACCCCTGCACCGAATGCGGCTTAAGCTGCCCGCCCAGCCCGCAGTGCCAACAAGCCTGCGCCCACTGCGACGAGTGCGAACACGACTGCACGCAAGCCTGCCAAGAACTGGACAGTTGCATGCAGGCGTGCGCGGAAGCGCAGAGCTTATGCTTGAACGCCTGCGAGAATGCCTACTCGGCTTGCACCAGCCAATGCGACCCTGAAAGCCCGGATTATGAAGCGTGCCTCGCCGCCTGCGAAGCGCAACGCAACGCCTGTCTTGAAGCCTGCGGCGAATGCAACCCGTCCGATTGCCCGACCTACGCCGAATGCCAATCCTGCCAAGAAACGTGCTTCCCCGACTGCGCCACCTGCCAAGCCTGCCGCGACCAACAGGAGCAGGAAGCCGCCTACCAGTACATCCAGACCAACGGAAGCCTGGACTTAGGGACCATCCCCGCCGGCGGCGTTACTCTCACCATCGTACCTCTGTCAGACTTGAACCAACTCGTCGTAAGCTTTCATGCGGAAGTGACCGGCGGCGGGTTCTATCGCGGCAGCGTCTTCTTCGCCGGAGAACCCGCGCCGTACCAATCCGCCGATGCGCCCTTCGTGGACCTCGGTTGCGAGGACGCGCTCGACTTCACCGTCACGGTCAACCGCCCGCTCGCCAAGTGCCAGCAATACACCCTTACCGTCTTGCCGGCGATCTTTTCCTGCCTCAGCGCCGTCAACTGCAACACCGTCCTGGACGTCTTCCAGTTCGCGGCCACCGTCTCCGATGCCGACATCGGGCGGGGATGGTTTCGGCCCATCGGCTGGTCCTGGAGCAAGCCCGGCGCTCCGCCGGGATCGCAGTTCCCCGGCAACGTCTGGTCCACCTCCTGCATCGGCGAAGCCTCCAAGATCATCCGCCGCACCTACCGCTACCGCGTCAACAGCAGCGCCTCCAAGTGCCTGCGCGTCTACGTGCGCCATGTCGGCATCGCCAAGACCTGTGGCACGAACCCAAAAGTTTTACTGGAATGCTCGACGATTTCAGAGTTGGTGGGGAGCGGCCCCGACGGTTCATTCGCCGAATTGCAGCTTCACAACCGGCGCAGCCCGCTGAGCCTGGAGACCGACTTCGTGCACGCCTCGTACTACAACCACCACATTGACGCGGGAGCCTCGCCCGAGTGCTGCGGGCAGTTCACGTTCTCATTCGACATCGAGATCAAGGTCGAGTGCGTTGGCAGCTTGGACGATGCGCCCGGTTACGTCTGCCCGGCCTGTTAGGGATCTGCCATGGCAAAGCTGTATCCGAAGAACAATGGCCCGGTGCAGGTCGAGACTGCACGAACGGCAATTCACCCGAAGAGCCTCTCTCCGGGCAAGTCGTTGGGCTTGGTTAGCTTCGTGAAAGGCATGCTCTCGGGCCAGGTCAGCTCCGAGGTTCGCGAGACACGCTTGGCCATCTGCCGGGCATGCACGGCCACGGACAGCAAGGGCGAGCGGCTGTTTCGAGAGATCGGCGGGAGAGCGTACTGTGGGGAACCCAGGCTGCAGAAACTCCTTCGCGTGGATGCACAGGATGGGTGCGGGTGCGAACTCCGCAAAAAGTCTCTAAGCCGCGCCGCAAGCTGCCCTATAAGGAAGTGGTAAAGCGTTCGCGGTATACGGAGAGACCATGAAAGGCAAAATTTCGCAGAGCACCGTGCGAAAATCTGCCGGATGCAACCAACCCAATACAACCTTAGTTCTCCCAAGGTATTACACATTTCGTAAACACAAATGAAACACACTGCTCTCTTTTAGCTTGTCATATATATGCGGTGGTATATACAGTCTTGCCTTAGTTTTGACTTTCCTGCTCTTCACATCCAAAAGGTATGCTC